TTGGAACGATAAACATTGCCGTACCTCGGACAGTGCACGTGATGTAATCACTCTGAAAGCTCCAGCATTGCAATGACCCTTCCTGCTTCAAACCATAAATACCAATAGTATAAACCTGGTGGCGAAGCCACACTCACAAACTTTTAAACAAGGTGGTGTAACCACTCTATAGTTACAAAAGAAAGAGTAAACTATTAATACTTATTTAAAAGCGACAGCGAGTCAATAACCATGGGTAGTTTACCTACCCTTTACTGCGGTGAACCCATGCCCAACAAAGTGTGCATGTTTCGGTTCACATCCCTTGCAGTATGCCTTTCAGTGTCCTCGCTAGTTGTTGCAACATTACCATCAAGTCCAAACAACTTGTTAGTAACATTACTGAGAGCTGCAGCTTTCATTTGCGCAACTGCTTCCCTAGCACGATCGGAAGTCTTAGCATTGACTTCATAAAAATCAAAAGCATATCGTGCCAAATTCTTGTCTCTCAAATTGCGCAAGAGTCCATACCTAGGCATGTATGGCCCACTTGCACATCTCATCTCGATATATGCTTCAGCTGCGTCCGAGAAATGGTGCATAATCTGTCGGAGAGTGGGTTTTGCATTTTCAACCATTGGCTTAAGAGGGTATTCAACCTGCTCATCGCCATCCATCATTACCCACACCCCATTTATATCTGGTGAAGTTCCGTTGTCTATGCACCAAACCATAAAGCCATTCATAACAATCCCCATCTGGTCGTCACTCAGTTCATACTCAGCTTTGACTCCCTCATACCAAGCCGCAAATTGAGCATCAGTTGCTCTTGTGTTGAATAGCTTGGTCTGATCTGGTTTGTATTCTATGAGGTGTTCCAAATCCAGGATTATATTGCCCTTGACCAGTGGGAGGTTCATCTTCTTTGTGATCTTTTGCAGTCTTGGGACGCCACTTCCTTTTGATCCTGCATTGACGTCCTTGTCCTTTTCACCACTGGCGCTTTCCTTTCCTTTACTGGCTTCACCAGTAACCTGTGTGCTCTTCTTGCTTATTACTTTCTTCCCATCATTTCCAGCATCAATGGTCTCGTCTTTCTCTTCTGTTTTAGATTGCAGAGATACTGATTCGTAACACTCATCTTGCTGAAGGCAAAGGTTTCGAAGGTATACCTCAATCTCATTCTGTGAAGCATCTTTGTCTGTATACAACTTGCGCAATGCTGTCTCTGCTATGTACGGTGTTTTTCCAAGCAAGGATAATGCTTTGAATTCCTCCTTCTGTATGAGCCACATATAAAACTTTCTGATCTCCCGAAGTAACTCTGTGTGACCCCATGCCTCAATCATTGCAGCGCATATTGCTTCAGTTCGGTGCATCAATTCTTTGCTTCTATCCCATTCAAGGATTGAAACAATTCTCTCCATCTCAAGCTTAGGAATATACATTCCTCCAATTTCCTTTGCTTGATGTGACATGAACCACAGATCCTCTCTCTTCGTGGTTCTTTCAGAAAAATCATAGTTGAGTCCTAATTCCATGAATGATTTTCCCATTGAATCATAAAGGTACTCAAACTTTGGTTGCACTGCAAGAATTATATCATCTCCATTTGCAAAGAACACCAGGTTATTCTGAATATCTTCTTCTGACCAGCCCAACTTTATACATGAATAGTAAACTGATACCACAACCATGAGTGTGTTATCAACAACTGTTGAGGGCTGTCCACTGTTGTTTCCCCGAAACTTCTTGAAAATTGTGCCATCGGGTGTCAAGATTGGAGTATACACAATTTCAGCATAAAGATTCTCCAACATCTCTTCACCAACCCACCATTCCTGCATGAAAAACTTGCGAATATCGAGCACTGAGTTAAGTAGAAGTGGTGTCAAAGAACTGTCAAATTGCGACCCATCAGCATGGCAATATATCCAATGGTCTGGCAGACTTTTCATCAACTTATCCCATCCACCATAAAACTTTGTCATGCCAACTGTCCATGGACAGGTTAAATTCAGACTGTAGAATTGGTTGTTAAAATCATCCACACATACCTTAGCACCGAGTAATGTATCAATTGGCGCTGCTGTGAAAGTGCGGGTCTTGTTCATCTCAACCTTCTCTTTGGGCCTAAGTTCTGCTTTCAAAGAACCATTCCAGACACCCTTTTCACCGTAAAACAAGCGCTCACAACTTAGGTATAACAAGCGATCCTTCTCGAACATGTCCATACCATCCAGAAAATCTTTCTTCTTCCCTCTGTATTGTGCTCCAACTGCCGCTTTCATATTGAGTGACTCAAAAATTGTATCTGTGTCTGTTATGTACGTGCACTCATGGAATCCAAACTCCAACATCATAAGTTTCACTGAATCAACAGCTAATGTGAATGAGTCGAAGTCAACTTCATTAAGGACAATTGGTTTGTTGTATTTGAAGAAATCTTTCTTGAAAGCATCCTTATTCAACCTGCTAGGTTTGTAAGCTCCCATCAGAGGTGTGAAGAACTCTCTTTCTGCTTCATGTGTTCGTAGATACTCTTCAAAGTATGGACACTTTCCTTTCACAACATGCTTTGTAACTAGTGAGCTCTCCATAGTGCAACAAGCACGTAGATTCCCATCAGCTTCCTCAAATACCCATCGGTCGCGCTTGCTCTGGGTGCTCACAGCTCCCCACAGATCCTCAACAAATTTTGAAACTTTGAATTCTTCCCTTGGTTGCTCTGTCACCAGATTCAGAGATCCCCAAACAATTTTCTCTGGTTGCCATAACCAGTGTTTGTCCCATGTGAGGGCTTCTGCATTCTTGAGATACTTTTCCTCAAATTGGTCTTCAAATGGGACAAAGAAATTCTTTTCACTTTCATTTGAGGTCAAGCCATGTATACCTACTATGGCGCCATCATTAGTTGATACCATAGGTATACCACACTCTCCATCCTTCGTTGAGATCCAGTGCATCCAAAAACTACTTTTCCCTTCAGGCAGTATGATTGATGATTCCGAGATAGTGGCGCGCAAGCTCTTATCCTGAAAGTTTGTTCCAACCATACACACCTTTTCCTCTTTGATGGGTCCCCTGAATAGGTTCTTACGAGCAAATGGAGGAAAATCTTTTGGCATACGGATTAAAATGACATCCCTTCCTTCTATGAAATGTATGCGCACTTGAGTTGAATTCATTATGGTGAACTCTCCATGCCATGTCTTGATTCTCAAGATGCCATTGTTCCTCCGAAACAGATGACCATTTGTTATGACATATGGTCCATATCCAATACCATAGACAGATTCACTATGACCATCAGATGAGTTAGTCAATTGACAGACCAACGTCGAGATACCATTGTAATCTCGCAGGCCTTTGTATATTGATTTGCTCTCTAACTCAACATGTTCATTTCTCTTTGGAACATCTGCAATTGGTACTGGTATTGGTGCACCTGTTTGCCTCAATTCATCTTCTCGTTCAGGGTATCCTGCGATTGCATTACTGTTCTGACAAAGCAGTGTGGGAATGTGTGGTGTAAGATCAACTCGTAGTGCATTCTCAGTGTTCTTTCCAATGAAATACGCTTGAAGACCTGGTCTTGATACGATGGCGTGTGGATCAAGTTCATCATTATCAATCTTTTCTCTCCTGACCTCTCCAAACTCGTCCTGCACAATACGGATGTCAACTCTTGTACTTTCATCCATGGTGTGACCCGTCAAAGGATCAACAAATCTGATGAAATTATAGTTATCAGGCTCAACTCCGTAGAGGTGTGTGAAATTCCTTGTCTTCCGCCCCATTCCTTTGGTGTGGGTGCTTCCCTTGACTTTGCCTCTCTTTGTGTACGCTTCTCCGAATGTGTGCTCTAAAGTGTGATCATCTGCATATGCAACACGACCAACCTTCCTGTCAAAAGCATCTCGAAACTTGAGTTTCTGCACTTGCCTCTTTTTCCCTTGCGTACTCACTGGTTCCTTTGCACTTTTTGTGAAGTATTCCCACATTAACCATCCGCCACCTATCAAAGTGACAAGACCAACAATAATATCATTCATGAACTTCTTCCCATCCCACTTGCCTTTAAGACCAAGAAATTTGACAATTTCGCTCTTACTTTGAAGCCTCACTGTGTTAAGAACACCAAGTCCATCAAGACTATGCAGATTGTTCAGGTCCACCCTTCTACTATCAAATTCCAACAACTGTGCCCTTGCTTGCTGAAGAGTTGCAATGTTCTGTCCTGTGTAATCTCTCAAGTATCGATTGCGAAAGCCTTCTGCAATACCTGCTAGAGAGAAAGAATAACCAGTGATTGTTGATCCGATTGTGTCAAAGTGGTTTTTCTTCATCATTTCTTCACTCAATAAGTGATCTATTATTGCAATGGTTTTTGGAATGGCACTTGGGTCTGTGCTCAGCGTATAGCTGATTTTTGTAGCATTCACACTTGAGATTCGACCAAATCCAGCATCACTCTTATACTTGCATACAGTCTCCCACAGCATTTCATACAATTTATCAGGTATACCATTTACAAAGAAAGGAATTCGCGTTCCTTCAGGACAGTGCAGGCGTATACCTTGTCTATCATAATCTTTTACTGTGATCCATTGATTAGTGTACTGGAATGGTATTGCTAGTTTGCTGAGGAGCATCTCTGATTCACGGAGTTTATAGGGCTTGAAGAGTTTGTGAATCTCAGGATGCATGCTGCCATCATACTTTATGAAATGAGTTGTAACAAATGGGGTGATTTCAAAATTGAGAGCGTTGCGCGCTTGCTTAACCGTGCAATTGGAAAGTATGTTTGTTGTCACGTTCTGTGTTGTGACTGGCAACCCATATGCGAATGAAAGGAAGGCAGCCTCTGTAGCGATGAATTCTGGAATTTCTTCCATCCCTTTTTCAGTGTGTCCAATCCTCAATGCAAATCCAGGTTTACACCTACCAACTCTCCCAAGTCTCTGTATGCGTTCACCATATGTTACTGGTCTTTTGTTGTATCGAACGCACCTGTTATCGGTATCAAGTTCGGCAACCACTTTTAGCCCAAAGTCAATAACACAATCAATGTCGAGTGTAACACCATTCTCGATGATGTTTGTAGCAACCACAAAATGTGGTTTTTCTGCGGTTCCAGATGTTACAATCTCAACATTTCCCATTTGCATTGTTCTACCATCAACTTTTGTGACTTTGTACTGCTTCTCTGTGAGATACTTTGCAAGTGTATCCACTTCATTATAACTCGCAACATACACCAGTAAATTGTTACCGTGTTGCACCATGTCTGCATTGGATTTGCTACCCTGTGCCTGCACAAAGTTCTGGAAGGATAAGTGCTCCTCTACTTTTAACTTCACTGGGTGTTGTGTTGTGAATTCACACTCTCGTCCAGGTGGTGTAGCTGAAACCTTGATTAATTTGCCAGCAAATTCAAATTCTTTGAGTGCACAGTTAAAAGCAATGGTGGAGCTATCTAAAACATGACACTCATCAATCATAATAAAATCAAACTCTGCCAATTGTCCTGGGTTGTTGACATAATAATGAAATGCAAACCCGCTTGTCATGACTGTGATATTGCTTGAACCGAAGACACTCAACCCACGCATACGAAGAGTCACGTGGTGATAAAAAGGATCCTTTCCAAGTTGTTTGCTGACATTTTCGGCCAATGGTCTTGTTGGTTCCAGCAGCAAAACTTTTCCTTTCTTTGACAGGTGATGTGGCAAACCTGTGGACTTTCCAGAACCCACTGCTCCACGAATCAAAAACTCAGTTGAGCTTGAGGTTTTAATCGCATTTGCCACCTGCGCTGCAGTTTCTCGAGTGAATTCCATGAAATCTCCAGATGTTCTGTAGTGAGGAACAACCCTATTCTGCTGCAGCTGCCTATTCCACCAGTCTTCAAACTTTACATCAAAACTCACTGATGTTGCTGGTTTGTTCGTGTCTAGATCAAAATCCACTGTAAGCAGTTTATCATCAGATATGTTCTCTATATCATCAAGACTCTGAACTTTGACATCTTCACCAACTGTGGAAAAAACCATTTTTAGCTTTGACAATATGCGAAATATGGCGTCACTCCGCTCGGCGTCAATGCACATAGTGATGAGAGCTAACACTGCTATTATCTTTTCAAACTGCAATTGAACTTGAGTTTTTGCTTGAAGCTCTACTTCTTCCTTCCCAGACATATATTCAAGAGTGTGCAGCAAATCTGGTCTCACTTCTTTTACATGTTCCCTGAATTCACTCAAAACAGGCTCACCTTTGCAAGTTCTGGCAAACAAATCATACATGCGGATGACTGTACCCTCATCTTCCTTCATCTTGAAACGCTGCAAAGTCTCCTTTTCTTGCCTAGATGCAGCAACCGAACTTCTGACAATTGACATCATTTGTACAAGTAATGAAAATATTATACAAACATTTACAAGATAAATCAAATCACTGTAACATCTATGTATAATACCAAGAAAGAAATTAACTATTTTTCTACCTACGTGCAAACTAACTGACTCAATCCTCCTAACGAAAAAGTCTTTTGTGCTTCTGAAATATGTTGTCGCTTTCGTAAAGCACACATCTACAAAGCGCACTGATGATTGCGTCTTTCCGTCTACAGCTATCTTTGTCAAAGATCTTTCCGTACAAATTGAAAACTTTTTCAATTGCCATGTTGCACAGTATCTTTCCAACAAGTTTAGAGCGTACCACTCCTTCTTTAAACGATCTGCATAAATTTTTTCTCTTGCGCTGTAAAGTTGATCGTTCAAATCAAGGAAACCATTGCCGTGCAGAACCTTATTCGAGTCACTGTTCTCTGCACACATAGTGAGCAAATCCCTTGCCGGTTTAAACCCATGGGTTCTATTTCGACAATTGTCAAGAGTGGTAAGTACTTGGCTTGATGTCTCATTGATGATTTGCAGTTGTGTGAGAAGAACATCATTCATAGCCACCTTTGTTGTGAGCTGCTCTAAAACAACAAAAATCTTCGCCACTTCTTGATCTCTATTGATCCAAAATTCAATACCCTTTTCCAAGTGACGCATTCTGTACATGTGAACCAAGATTGTTGGTGAAATCATGCCCATGATCAAAAGGTATGGATCTTCTTTCAATATTTCCATCATTAACTTGGGCTTAAAGATGCTCTTAATGAGAGTTGTTTCACATTTCATCCTTTGCTGCACTTCACCACCAACTCTATAAAATTTCATCTCTCCTTGAAGATCATCAGATGCAAATGATATCAATTGGTTCACTGTACCTGCTTTCAGTACATGATACCCAGTTGTGAGTGATCCAAAAGAATCGATGACATGCATTGTCTGGCTTGCGTGGTCCACTAAAATGCGAGGCAATTCAGCATTTCTAGCTTCAGGATGGAAAATTGTGAGCATGTACACTGCTGTAGCTAGGTCTAACATTGTTGGCCATGTACCCAACAGTGGAATGATTGTGTCCCTGACCATCTTGGTGAAATCTTTGGCCTCATTCTCATTCACATTCACTAGCATTGCGAGGAAGATGTTCAAATAGCAATAACCCTCTTTGGCTATGTACATCTTTTCTGCATCAGTTGCTGGTAAATCAATGTATTTTGGTTCACCTGATGTCCCAACAACCAAGTGTCTTTTGGTAGGACTCTTAAGATCTGAGTAAAAGGGAGTCCCATCATCTTGTGTCACACAGCAACATGGATAAACAAAGTTTGTTCCAAGCTTTGATGTACATGCCAATGTTAAGGGCTCTCGTCTGACAGAGCGTCCCTGCAAGGCGGTTCGAGCTCGACTCAAGCTCATTGGAACAATCAATGATCCTATTGCTAGTTCTCTCTGTCCATTAGGATTCTTCCTGATCACATGCTTTGTATAACCTTCGGAAGGAATTACTTCATCGAAGAAACTTGAAAAGAATCGCTTAGAATGATATCCACGTTCACCCCATATGAAATTTCCATTCTTATCAAGTTGGTTGTCACAGAGGAGACTTGGGTTTATCATTGCCTTTGCAGATCGTTTGTTCCTGAAGGTCTTCAAAGAATCCTCTCCTGTTAGTGTCATGTGATTTCGCCACCATTGTGTCATTGCCAACAACTGTTTGAGAGCTGTGTCTAATTCAGTTTGTGTCACAGCAGGTCCCTTGCTCAGAGCTTTGTTTATGTCCTGTATTTGTAACATTGGTGTGCTTGTGTGCCCTTGTGTTAACCTCACTATTTCCATAGCAACCTCTATGTTCATGTTCTCATAGGTTACTTGTTTCACGAACTTTTCGACCACTTTGTACTCACTGACTGCTCGCTTCTTTTGCCAAACTTTATCACAACATCCCATGTGTGTGATCAAGTATTGTTTGAACTCTTCCCAACTCATGCCAGTGAGGTGTTGCCTACACTTGCCACAAGACAACTTTTTAACAGGAAACAATGATTGGCTCATAGTTGCAGCAAATGCACCACATTCCTCATTGTCATAGTCTATGGTGCATTCATGGTCTTCAATGTGTGGTATCATCTCATTGAATGCATCTCGCCATCCTTGAAAGAACTCGATCTCATTTTGATGTGAGTAGTGATGAATGAACTCAACATCATCAAATGTGTCTAGAGCATTAACTAATGAGCCATCTTTTCTTCCCCTCACAACAAAATGTGGCAATTGTGTATTTTCCGTGGTGATTGAACTCCTTTCATCAAAACACACTCCACTGAAGCCACTGACAATGTCATTGTCTTCCACACTTCTGTACTTGCCATGTGTGCACAAGAGCGTTAGATCCTTCTGTATGCTCTCATAGTTGAGTTCTTGTCGCTTGTAAATACCTCTCTCATGTGGCAATTCGATTTTAGGTAGGATGTTATCTCTGAACTTCATGAACCTACCTTTAATAGCACGCTGCCTGCCATTAATGATTTCAAATTGCTTGCCAGATTTAGCAAGAATGCGCATTAAGTCATTGGTTATGCYATTAGCATCGCCCTTGACCATTGTGCGCACCTGCTTTGTGCGCTTTGTCTTCACGGCCCTCCTCCAGAAAGGTGACTTAAAGCTCACTTGCTCACCTTTTTGTGTCAAATCAAGTATGTCCACTTTTCCAATGTGGACATCATTTGAAAAGCCACCAGACAGAAATTCCTGGTGTGCTTTCTCAGCTGCAATAGCTTTAGCACGGCGCTTTTCCGCCTGCTCCTCAGTTGCTATTYTCAGTCTACCACCACCGCCTTTCCTCATTTGGAGTGGGCTATACTGGTAGATTTTAAGTCTCCTCTGCAATGCATCATTGTTTCTGAGTGCTTCATCCATTTTCTGAATGGCATCGTCATATGCCTTCACAGCCATCTTCCCTTGATGTCTATAGAAGTGAAATCCACTTCTCACTGATGGCTCAGTTTTCGCCATCTGGCTAGGTTGCACGCTCATAATGTGCTCAGTCTTGCACATTTTCCTTGTCACTTCTCCAGCTGTGACTTTGTTGCCTGGGAGAACTGCAGAAATCGTTCCAAACATGATTGTTGCCATTGTCTTAAATCTGTTGAGCAGAATGCTGAATTTGAGAAGTTTTAGAAAAGTTGAGCGAAGAGATAGAATTTTGAAAGAAGAGTGTGAGAATATTTGCTTGAAAGGATTGCAAGATTGTTTGTTTGTGTGCTTTTGAGTTGTTTTATGTCGTTGTGGAGTTGGTTCAAAAT